CCTCCATCAAGTCATAGTATGGGAATCATTTGGTATGCTCCTGATCATGTAAGGTCATGGAGAAAGGAGGTATATCACAAGGTTGGAGGACACAATCCTGATTTAAATATCTGTGATGACCATGATTTGGTAATGAGAACATATTTGGAAACCAAATTTTGTTTCATTCCAGAGATTCTTTATTACTATAGATTTCTTCCTGAAGGAAATAATACTCAACTTATCAGAACTGATTCTATTCAAGTTAAAACTTTTGAATTGTTCCATCAATATGGACAGCAACTTGCAGAAAGAGATGCAGACCTCAATAATCTTTTGAAGGTAAATCTTTCTGGGGAGTATTATCCTAAGAGTGGATATATTAATTTGACCTCTGAAGATTGTAATCTAGATGATGGTCTTCCATATGATGACAATAGTGTTGGGGTTATTGATGCTACTCACATCCTTCAAACAGTGAAGGATAAGACTAAAATTATGGGAGAAATTTATAGAGTTCTTTGTGATGGTGGTTGGGCATTTATTGAAGTCCCTTCTACAGATGGCAGAGGAGCTTTCCAAGACCCTACTCATGTCAGTTATTGGAATGAAAATAGTTTCTGGTATTATACTAGAAAAGAAAAAGCAAATTATATAAAGAATAGCACTATTAAATTCCAAGAGTTTAGACTTGAAACTAATTGGTGGGAAGATAATATAGCTTCTACTACTGCATGGCTTTGTGCAATTAAATCAAATTCAAAACGTCCACATCCAGTAAAGATTTGAACTCATGATAAATTTACACATTGTAACTCGTTGTAGTAGAATACAATACCTAGATCAAATATATGAGTCAGTTCAAAGTCCTACAGAATTCAATGTAAATTGGTGGATTCTATTTGATATGAGAACTGTGGAGTTCATTGATAAAAATATTCTTTCTAAATTTTCTCAAAAAAATATTCATTTGAAATTTTTTATTGGAGTAGAAGGAGATCTTGGGCACACATATTTAAATGAAATATATTCTCAAATTCCTGATGGATATATTTACATGATTGATGATGATAATGCAATTCATGATAGATTTTATTCTAGAATCTATGAAGAAATTATCAATACTAATAAAAAAGCAATAGCATTTAATCAATATATTGGGGGCAAAGACTTTTCTGGATTAGAATATAGAGCTGCTTGCCCTCAAAATATGAGATTATCTGGGGTAGATTTTGCTCAAGTTGTTTTTCATAAAGATCTTACAGAAGACATTATGTTAGTGCCAAATTATTATTGTGCAGATAGCGTATTTCTTGGTGAGATTTATTCTAAATACCCAGAAGAATTTTCATTTGTCAATGAGGTTCTTTGTTATTATAATTACTATACTAATCTATTAAGCACATGAATTTTACTGTTTACAGCAAGAAAGGATGTCCCTATTGCACAAAAATTCTATCAGTTCTAAATCAACTTTCTATCACTAAAGGATTTTCTGTCAGAGAATATACTCTAGGATCTGAATTTAGCAGGGAACAATTCTATGCAGAGTTTGGAGAAGGGTCTACGTTCCCTCAAGTTATGTCTGATACTCAAAAACTTGGAGGATGTTCAAATACAATTAAGTATTTAAAGGAACAAAATTTGATTTAATGGGCACTATAAATAATGGCATGACCTCTAGTAATAGGGGTGTTGAGTTAATAATAAATGAAAAGAAACAACCTAAGAAAAAATATTTTATTTTTTTTGAAAAAATAATTTCTATTTTTAATAAAGAAATTACTATCTCTTTTCATTTGTCCTTGGATTTAGCAAATAAAAAATACCCCAGGAGATCACCATGATAGAAATTACTTTAGTTTTTTCTGTAATGTTTGCTGTCATGTCTCTATTACTTGGAGCAACTATTGGTTGGATATATAGAGGGCACATATTTTCTCAACACTCAATAAGTTTACATCCTGAAATGTTTGATTCAAATGGCAATATAGTTCCAGATGAAATAATCGCTTTTAGGTTTGAAAATGGATTTGAAGAAGAAGAGGAAGAATTTGAAGATTAATTAATGGAGAATAATTTATGAAATTTCCGACAAATCAATTGGTATCTGAAGTTATTAAAAGAGTTTCTAGTGCCAAAACTAAAGAAGAAAAGATTGAAATTCTGAGGCACTATGATAATATTGCTCTTAGAAGTGTATTAATTTGGAACTTCGATGATAGAGTAGCATCTCTTATCCCAGAGGGGGAAGTTCCTTATACACCTAATGATGCCCCAGAAGATACAGAACATTCTAGACTAGATCATGAGTGGAAGAAGTTTAACTATTTTGTAAAGGGAGTAACTACTCTTCCCCAAACAAAAAGAGAAGTTATGTTTATTCAACTCTGTGAATCTCTTCACAAAACAGAGGCAGAAATTTTGTGCCTAATTAAAGATAAGCAACTACATAAAAAGTATAGGATTACTAAAGCAGTTGTTAAAGAAGCTTTCCCTGATATTAATTTTGGAGACTAAAATTGAAGATTATTCATTCTGATTGCGATCCTATTTTATCTAAAAATAAATCTCTTCCTATAGATTCTTATTTGGTTTCGTATATGAAGGATGGATTAATGTGCTATGATGTAGTCCATGCAGTTTCCAAAGTTGAAATATTTGATTACTATTATGATACTTATGGAAAGAATGGAATACAAGATATTAAATGGACTGATGGGAGTGTAAATACTAAACTCTGGTCCAATTCTAATAAGAAATCTAAGAAATAAATGGGCAAACATTACTTATTAAATTTGTATGGATGTTCGTTCGTCCTTTTAGATGATGAAAATTGTCTTATAGATTTGTTAGAAAATGCTGCTGCTGCAAGTGGAGCTACAATAATTCAAACAGTCTCAAAAAAGTTTGAACCACAAGGAGTTACTGTTTTATGTTTACTTTCTGAGAGTCATATTAGTATTCATACTTGGCCTGAAGAAGGTAAAGCTGCTGTTGATGTTTACACCTGTGGAGATTGTAATCCTAAGATAGGATGTGATATTATTATTAATCAATTATATGCTACAACTCATACTTTAAGTTACATTGAAAGATAATTAAATAGTATTAAACTAGGAGAGTTAAATGCTTTCAACTCAGTATAGATTAAAATTGGAATTCATTTGTGATAGAATTGTGAATGGTGGTGAAGTTGGATTAGAAGAAATGATCTGGGCAGAGAAGTTAGCAAAAGCAAATCGTTCTGCTGCTACTCTACTCAGACAGGCAAGAAGAAAAGCAGAAAATCCAGATATGAAGGAAGGTGATTTAGATGACTTTCTAAACCAACTTGATATTGGTGGGATTGGAAATGAATCTAAAGGAATTAGAAGATTTAATTCTCCAGAAGAATTATCTGATTGGTTTAAACAAGATAAACCAGAAGATTGGAGACAAAGAGATTAATAATTTTTTGTATCAAAAGTTACAAAATATAATGCATACATAAAATACGTTCATTCTCTATTTGCAAATAGAGAACGGAAGTAGGAATGCCGAAGGAACGCACTTTACCAAAGTAAAGGAGCAGTTAAATGTCACAAGCAACCTATAGAGGATGTCAGTATAATACTGACACACCTAAAGAAGAATATCGTAAATGGTATTCACGAACACATGCACCAGCACATCCACAAAATACATATCGTGGTATTGATTATCGTCCTTGTAATAATGTAGAGGTGGAAAAATGAATACTTATTTTGTTAGATACCTTAAGAAAAAAGATAGAAAGGAAAAACTCCTTCAGATTGCACAACTGAATATGGCAAAGCAACCACAAGTTGCTTAAACTATAAGAGAGGGACTTGACTCCCTCTCTTTTTTTGTGTAAAATTAGTAAAATATTTCTTTAACTTATGGATATAGAAAGAATAAAATTGATTACCAAAAATTTGGAAGCATTAGTAAGATGCCTTAATGAGGAAATATATTCTTTAGAGTCTTCAAATTTTTCTGAGCAAGTAGCTCCACCAGAAGAAGATTATGATGAGGTTTATGTAGATGAAGATTAAAAAAATGCTAAAGGCATTGAAAGAAGCAACAGAAAATCAATCACATTTGTATTCTGTTCAAGAGTTAGAATACATGAATCATCAACTTAAAATTATTGAAGAAGAAATTCTTAGATTAGAACATAAAAATTATAGAGGATTTGGTAAACTAAAATGATTAAATTAATTGCTGTTACTCAGGGTGCAGAAGAACTTGTAAATAAAAATGCACAAGAAGTAATCTCTTACATTGCCAGAGTTAGTAACCCAAACAATCAACTAAACTTTGAAACTGCTGCTGGTCTACTCAAGTATTGTATCAAGCATGAGCACTGGAGCATCTTTGAACATGCCTTTATGACCCTTGAGATCAACACTACCAGGGGAATTGCTGCCCAAGTCCTTAGGCATAGATCTTTCACCTTCCAGGAGTTCTCACAGAGGTATGCTGATACCAATCTGCTTTCTGAAAGACCAAAGATTCCTGATCTTCGTAGACAAGATACAAAGAATCGTCAGAATTCTATTGATGACTTTGGTGATTATGTAAAGTTGGAAATGCAAGGAGAAATTTCTGAATACTTTGAACTAGGTCAGAAACTTTATAACAGGTTGCTTGAGAAAGGAGTCGCTAAAGAGTGTGCAAGATTTGTGCTGCCACTATCAACTCCAACTAGAATCTATATGACAGGATCATGTAGATCATGGATACACTACATCAATCTTCGTTCTTCCCATGGAACTCAAAAAGAACATATGGATATTGCAGAAGGTTGTAGAGGCATATTCAATCAAGAATTCCCAGATGCTGCTAAAGCATTAGGGTGGACAGAATAAATATCTTTGTATAGTATTATTACTTATGGCAATTTATCCGATTATTCATGTAGATACAGGTGAAAAAAAAGTAATTGAAATGAGTGTTCATGACATTACTGAATGGTATAAGAATAATCCTGAGTGGAAACGAGATTGGTCTGAAGGATGTGCAAGTCCTGGAGAAACTGGTGATTGGAGAAATAAACTAATTAGCAGAAATCCTGGATGGAATGATGTCCTGCATAAAGCAAGTAAAGCCCCTGGTTCTAGAATAAAAAAAATCTAATGGCAAGAAAAAGAAGGAACAATGATTTGCAACCAATTGGTATTGGTATGACAGCAAAACAAATGAAAAGAAGAAAACCTATTAATACAGATCTTCTTGTAGATATTAATCCTGCTACAGAAAATCAAAGCAAACTTTTTGAATTTTATAATTCAGATAAACATTTATTTGTCTATGGATGTGCAGGAACTGGAAAAACATTCTGTGCATTATACTTAGCTCTTAGGGATGTTCTAAGTGAAATTACTCCATATCAAAAGATAGTAATTGTAAGATCTCTTGTAGCAACTAGAGAGATTGGATTTCTTCCTGGAGATCATGATGATAAGTCTGCTCTGTATCAAATACCATATAAGAATATGGTTAAGTATATGTTTGAGATGCCTACTGATTCAGAATTTGAAATGCTGTATGGCAATTTAAAATCCCAAGAAACAATTACTTTTTGGAGCACTTCATTCATTAGAGGAACTACTCTTGATAATTCTATTATTATTGTGGATGAAGCACAAAACTTGAATTTCCATGAACTTGATAGTATAATTACAAGGGTTGGTGACAATTCTAGAATTATGTTCTGTGGTGATGCTACTCAATCAGATCTTACAAAGTCTAATGAGAGAAATGGTATTATGGATTTTATGAAAATCATTCAAAGGATGCCTGAATTTGAATGTATTGAATTTGGCGTTGATGATATTGTAAGATCTGGTCTTGTCAAATCATACATTGTTAATAAAATGGCAGCAGGTTTTTAATGTTTAATCATATTGATATTAGTCTCCCTACACTTGAGAGGGAGACTATTGATGGTGTTAGATATTATAAAGTTCCTACTGATGATGAACTATTAAAACTAGTTTCTATTACATCTGTTACTAGTCATCACAATAAACATATTTTTGAAAATTGGCGAAAGAAAGTAGGAGAAGAGGAAGCAAACAGAATTAATAAAGCAGCAACCAGTCGTGGAACTGACTTGCACAGCATGGTTGAAAATTATCTTTATAATATTCCAGAACTTCCAGAAACTTCTTTAATTGCTAAGCACTTATTTAAAATTATTAAACCTGAACTTAATAATATAAATAATATTCACGCATTGGAAAGTTCTCTTTACAGTAAAATACTTGGCATTGCAGGAACTGTAGATTGTATAGCTGAGTATAAAGGAGAACTGTCAATTATAGATTTCAAAACCTCAAAAAAAGAAAAACCACGAGACTGGATTGAACATTACTTTGTTCAGGCAGCAGCATATGCTTGTATGTTCTATGAATTAACTGGAATCTCAGTTAAGAAATTGGTTATTTTAATGACTTGTGAAGATGGAGAATGTGTTGTCTATGAAGAATATGATAAAGCAAAATACATTAAATTATTATATTCATACATTAAAAATTTTATAAACTTTAAATTACAAGAATATGGAAACTAAATTAGAATCTGCATTAGAATCAAAATTTTTATGTCAAAATAAGTTTTCTAAAATCATAGAAGATTTAGTTAAACAAAATGATGAGATGAATTATATTGATGCTATAGTATTTTATTGTGAGCAGAATAATTTGGAAGTTGATTCTGTTTCAAAATTAATTAGTAAACCTTTAAAAGAAAAATTAAAGTGTGATGCTATCAACCTTAATTTTTTAAAGCGTACTACAAAGGCTAAACTTTTTATATGATTTTAAATGACACCATTTGATGTGTACAAAACTTATCTTTCTATAAAAAATCATTTCAGTAATCCAAAATATGATTACTTTAAATATACGGGAAAGTCTAGAGCATCTTTAGAATCTTTTAATAAAAGAAAAGATAGGTATTGGTTTGAGAAATTATCCAGACAAAAAAATGATGAGGAAATAAAAAACTTTTTTATTTCTAATTTTATAGAGGCAACTGATCCAAGTAGTTTATGGATAGGAAGTATTATTAGGGAAGGTCATTCATTCTATGTTGATTGGGAAAAGCGACAACAGAGTTTAAAGTACTTGTTTAAAGATCAATCTCAAGATATGTTGTCTGAAAGCAACCTTGATGAACTCTTTGATTGCTCAAGACAACATCCACCTATTTTAAAAAATTTCTTGAGTGGAAAAATTTGTATTGAAACCTTGGTGATCTATGATAAAATATTTTTGTTTGGAAAACAATTTGACAAGAAACTTCTAGACCCAGTATGGGAAACAGTAAGTTTAAAAATTAAGAAGTATAGTCCTTTTCTAAATATTGATGTAAAGGATTATAAGCAAGAATTAAAAAAAATAATGTAAGGAGAATCCCCATGGCATTTTTTGACTCAGAAATTGTCAAGCAAGAGTTAGATGATATCTTTAATATGCAAGTAAAAATTGGCAAGGAAGTTCTTAGATTTCCTTCTATGACTAAAGAAGAAAAAGATATCCACATTGATTTACTTTCTAATCTTTTAGAAAAACAACAACTTCTTTATACTAGATTGAGTCTGTCTGATGATCCAAAAGCAATTGAAATGAAAAAACAAATTCAAGAATCATCTAAACTTCTTGGATTTAAGAATATGGATATTCATGCTATCTTTAAATCTATGAAAATGACTGTGGATAATTTAAGAAAGAACTCTAGTAATGACATCCACTCCCATTGACAATCCAATCCCCATCTGCTATAATCTTTTAGTTGGTAATCCAATCAATCCTTTAATCTATAAAATCCAATGTCTTTTCAAAATCTTAAAAAACAATCTAAGCTTGGTTCTTTGACTTCTAAACT